GCCGTCGACCGTGCCGTTGACCGGCTCGACGAGGGCCTCGAGCATCGGCCGGATGCGGAACTGGAGGTTACCTCCAGAGGAAGCGGCAGCAGCGAACGGGATGATGTCCCGCCGAACGACCGAAGGGCGTGAGCCCTCCGGGTTCCGGCAGGCGGCCAAATCGAGGCCCATCTTCTTGCACGATGCTTCGCATGTCCAGGGTTCTGCCTGGCAAGCGCGGAAACAGGACTCCCGAGGGTGGTCCGGTCCCGCGTGCGGCATTTCCGGCACGAACGAGGCGCGCCCCTCAAGGCGAGAAGCGCTGCTCTGCACATTGCTTTTGGTGGCCCGCCTCGGCGGACCCCCCTGGGGCTGTGCTTTGCCTCCAGTTGTGGACTTCTTTGATTTTGTCATGGACGCCAGGACCAAAGTAACCTGGGACTGTTCATCTCAAGAGTCAGAGAAAGGACGGCTCAGCCGTCAGGGAGGTGGCCCGTTCAGTCGGCTTCACCTTCACTCCGGGTTAACTACCCCCGGACCTCCCCTCGGCGAGGACGCTATTGCGATCGCGCCTTCCATCCCTTCTCCTCCCACCCACGCAGTCTCTCGACACAACCCGGTCATCGGTGTAGCCGCCATCTCAGGCGCTGCCCTACCGGTGGGTACGCGACATCTGATCCAATTGGAGATCCGTGCCACGGGTACGTAAATATTTACCTGCGAAGTCCCCCCCTCGCCCAGTCCTAGGCGGGAGGAGGCAAACCGGTTGCAGCAGCCGGCCTACGCAGAACGTTTTAGGTGATACAACTCAGGTTGTACCTCTTGAGACCCATTATTTACAACACTGCAAAGAAAAGAAATCAGAGACTTTTCTCTCTCAATTCCTCTCCTCTTCAAAATCCAACCCCACCTCCAACAAATAAGAAGCGAGGTCGGACCCGAACTGCCTTGTGATTTTGGCAATTCGGTCGGACTCAGGGTCACGCGAAGCGAACTCCTGGTACTCGATCCAAGGGAAATTCAACATTTCCGGCCGGAAGAGAGGCGTGGCCTCACGAATCTTCTGGCTCTCGAGCTCCGGGTCGTCCGCCACGCGGATGGGGTCGACTTTTCTATCCATAATCTCCTCAACCGCTCGACCATACGGGAGCGGTCTCTGATCCGGCCGGAGGAAGCGGAAGCGACGAATCGCGCGATCAGCCAATGAAAGCTGACGCGCGGTGTACTTCGTCGTTATGCCCAACGGTCGGTCGACGCCGAAGCCCCCGAGGGAGATCGGCATGAAGAGATTCCTGCCCTTTGCCTCTCGGCGCACTGCGGCTGAATGCATGGCGATGTACTGCTTAAGCACATCGCCCTGCCGGCCCGGAAGAGCCCCATTAGTCACTTCGTTCATCACAGAGATGTACGGAGAAGACTGGAGCTCCTCGTCGTCGCCGCCGACGCGCGCCATGACCTTGTGGTTACCAACCATCAGGCCGACGTTCAAGAACGGGATTACCCGAGGCGTTGAGCGTGCATTCGTCAAGTCATAGACGACGGACATTGAATTAATGTTCGCGTAGACAGGATGAATATACGCCTTACCCGGGGACATCAACAGTCCGAGGCGTCGGCCGAGCTCCTTGTGCAGCTCCCACTCGTGCACAGTTCCGATGTAGAGCATGTCGTCGCCGTTAATCAGGACGGCGGCGAGTAGCTCTGCCACGGAGGCACCAGGGTGGTAGAAGCGCCGTACAATAAGATACAGCGCGAGGTTGGCGAGACAGAGAACAGGGAATGAGAGGACGCTCCCCATCAGCTGACCATTCTGCTGGTCGACCGGTTCGAGCGTCACCCCTTCGACCTTCGGGTACACGACGCGGTGAGGCGCGAGGACCCCGAGGAGGAGGTTATAATAGTTCAGATTGAGCGGCGCAAGGCTGTTCAACAGAGCTCTCATAATCTCAGACGACAATTCAGCCGAGAGGCCGTCAGTCGCCGCCGAGTAGTCGATCGATAACCATTGTTGATCGTCGAGACTCTCTCTCCCCAGGAGCGCCCTCTGCGCTCGCGTCAAGTCCATCAAGTCGGTAGGGTCGAACGGCCTGCCAATTAATCTAAAGCAGTCCATTCTTCTCATCCTGGTGTGAATCGCCTTCTGAACGGGCTTAGCGAGGAAATAAGGCAGGGACGGTCCTTTTGAGATCGTCCTCACCTTGAAAGGCTCGATGACAGCTTCGACCTTCGCGGTATACCGCGGGATCGAGGTAGTCTTCTGAACCTCTCGCTTGAGCGCCGTCTGAAGACGGTCGAGTTCCCCAGATCTTATCAAGGTGCGCTCGACGTTCCCCGAAGCGGTCTTTCGACCACGACGCGTCACATCATCACGCACGTTCATAAAATCCACCTCCTCCCTCTCTCTCAAGCTTCCCGACTCCGTCATGAAGTTGCGGATAAATCCCGCCTGGCCCCCAGTCTTTCGACCGGACTCCAGGGACGCCGACTCGCTGGCCTTATGGACGGCGAGCCACGGCTCCGGGAAGAGATCACGCAGATCCTCTGCTATTTCACGGCTAAGTCGACGAAGAACTGGAGCTAGACTTTCCATCGTCTGGCTCAACAGCTCCTCTCCACCCTCGAGAACCCGAATAGGGTCGGGGGCCAGCATCTGATCTCGGTGTTTCCGGAAGTTCGAAAGAACAATCTCCTTAGACACCGGCGCGGCTGCGCGCTTAGACTGCAGGAATGAGTACCACAGGTGCACGTTCTTCTTCGAGAAGCTGTTCAGGCGCTGACGACTCCAACGTCGCCAGTGTCCGGAAGCTACAAAAGGAAGATCGGGCTCCGTGGGGGGCTCGTTCCGCAGAAAGGCTGCAGCGGGCTGCAAGATCATGTACTTGGCCCTCTTGAGGAAGGTTCCTTCATCAGGGACCAGAAGATACTTTGTCGCCTGCGTTGTAAAGCTGGCGATCACCTTCGATGGGGCTCCGTGATGGGAAAGTACAAGTCGAATCCCGTGCAGGAAAGTGTCAACGCGGTCGCTGGGCTCTGCCCGGATCCTGCGCTGCATCTCCGCACTTACGTTCATAGGTATGAAGTAATTCGGGTCATAGTCAGATTGATAATGACCTGGAGGGACTCGACTGGGTTCTTTTCGCAAATTTTCGGCTGGCAGACTCCTTCCAGCCGGTCCGGTACCGTTCCGGACTTTTCGCGCGGGCCGTCCCTTCCCGCGTTGCGCCTTTTCGGCGCATCCCTCCTTGTAACTCTTGCGATTAGCTATCGTAGGAAGGCCTTG